TATTTCAGTTAATTGATTACTAAAAGAAACAGTGCTGTCATTAAGAATAGCAATAGCATTCTGTTTTAATCTTTTATACACCTCGGCTTGTTTGCCTCTTAATTGTATTTTTCTTTGTTCGTAAACTTTAGGTGGTATATCCAAACAATCTTCTTTACGAACCCTGGTGCTAAATGTTTTAATTCTTTTTTCTAACTCATCTAAATTTTTATAATATTTAGGTATCATAACTTGTGTATGAGGTCCCATTTGAATTGTATGCATTTCAGCGTATCTTGCTCTAAAAGTATAATAAGAATCATAACCTAATAATTTTGGTGATAAAAATTTACATTGAGTGTATAAATCTAATGGTGATTTAGTAATGGGACTTCCAGTTAATATTCTTCTATATTTAGCTTCAGGTGCTAATTTTAAAATAGATTTAGTTCTTTTAGCTTTTTGATTTTTTATAGTCGTTGCTTCATCAATAATAAATGCAGCTTTTGTATGATGTCTAAAAAACAATTTGGCAGCAGTAACACCATTTGTTGTAGAGAACGCTTCTACATTCATTAATAAGATATTAAACAGTCCAATAGCTCTATGGTGAATTAAATCAATAGTTGGTTTTTTGGTTACATTCCAAACTTGTATGATTCGGTCTATCCCATCTGATAAATGATTCGTAATTTCTTTTTGCCACATTGCATAAACAGATTTAGGAGCAACAATTAAAGCCGACTCAATCTTACCTTCTTTAAACAGCATACCTAAATTATCTATGGTTGTTTTAGTTTTACCAGTACCCATATCCATGAAGAATGCCCAGTTTTCTTTATCTGATGCATCTTGTAAGGCGGACAACTGGTGTTTGTATGGTGACGTTTTAAATTGATAATCCATGTAAAATTGTTTATAGAGATTTTATTGACTTAATCAACTATAAACTATAAAGGAGAGATCTAACATGGATTTTGAAAATATTTCGGTCAACGTAGACGAAAGCAAAATAGGAAAGCTTTCGGAAAAATGTAATGAGCTTCAGGATACTGAAAAAGAAGTTCTAAGAGTTAAAGCAGAATTGTCTAAGATAGAAGATAAGGCAAAAGATCTTCAGGAGCGGGTCATACCGAACTTGATGCAGGAGGCAGGAGTCTCAATGATTAAACTTCCGGACGGCTCAACTGTAGAAGTTAAACCTTCAATCAAAGCTTCCATTACCGTGGATAATGCCGAGAAAGCTTATGCGTGGCTAAGGGAGAATGGATCAGGAGATTTGATAAAAAATACAGTAACTGCCTCCTTCAATAAAGAGGAAGATGCGAGAGCATTGGAACTCATCAAAGAATTTGAGAGTAAAGGAATTGCTTATCAACGAAAAGAAAAAGTAGAGCCTATGACCCTCAAAGCATTCGTATCGGAACAGATAAAAGAAGGTAATCCTAAAAACTTACCAATGGATTTATTTTCTGTATACATAACCAATAAAACAAAAATAACGAAAAAATAAGGAGCAAAAATGAGTAACGAAAAAAGCATAGTAAAAAAAGCTAATACACAAGTTGCTACAGTAAACCTAGAGCAATTTGAAAACCAAGGATTTGAAAATGTTGGATCGAAAGATCTTGCACTTCCTTTTCTAAAAGTTCTTGGTCAATTATCACCGCAAGTAACTGCAGGTGATGCACGTTATATTGAAACAGCAAAAGCTGGAATGATTTATAACACCGTAACCAATGAATGTTACGATGGAACGAAAGGTATAGAAGTTGTACCTTGCTTCTATAAATTACAATACATTGAATGGAGAGATAGAGGCCAGGAAGGTTCTGGAGCACCAGTTAATATCTATGAAGGTGATTCAGATATCATGGCTAAAACAACTAGATCTGATGACAACAAAGACAGATTAGAAAATGGGAATTATGTTGAAGAGACTGCATCTCATTATGTTTTACTTGTAAAAGATGGAACACCAAAAGAAACTGCATTGATTACAATGAAATCTACTCAAAGAAAAAAATCTAAGAAGTGGAATTCAATGATGATGTCAGTAAAAGCTAAAAAGAAAGATGGTTCTTTTTATCAACCAGCAATGTTTACTCAAGTGTATAATCTTAAAACTGTTCTGGAAAAAAATAGTTTAGGATCTTGGTATGGTTGGGACATTGCACATGTTGGACCTGTACCTAATCAAGGCGTACTTGATGCAGCTCATGATTTTTATAAGTCATGTAGTGGTGGTAAAGTAAATGTTAAATTTGATAATGAGGAACAAACTGAAAAAGCACCGTTTTAATGTCAGAACATTTAACAACTCTGGAGCAGTTCATGGAACTGTTCCAGGGGTCACAGACTTATTATGGTGAGTCAAAGCCTACAGGACAGAAAAAAGCGAATGGAAAAGCAGAATACAAAAGTTGGATTAACCAGAGAGCAATCACTCAACAGGATTGGATGGAGCATATCAATGGTGCTCGGCACATCGGCACTGTGCCTATTCGTGACGATTCTACTTGTAGCTGGGGTGTTATAGACGTAGATCGCTATAACATTAATCATTTAGAACTCATCAAGATTATTAGAGAGAGGAATTATCCTTTAGTTCCGTATCGCTCTAAATCAAATGGATTGCACTTATTCGTGCATATGAAATCTGTCGTACCTGCTAAACTCATGAGAGCTAAGCTCATTGAGATGGCAAGTGATTTAGGAATTAGAGATGAGACAACCGATATTTACCCAGCGCAAGATGTTGTTGATTTAACACCTGAGGAATGGAACGATAAAAGGAAAGGTAACTTTGTAAACTTACCTTATCAGCATGCCGCAAGAACCACTCGTATGGCAATGAAAGATGATGGTACAGGAATTAAGCTAGAAGAATTATATGAGTACGTACAAAAATTTATTATTACACCTGCACAATTAAAAAACATCAACGTAGAAAAAACCACGGATCCCGAAACAAAAGACTACCCGCCATGTGTTGCTAATTTTATGAAAAACAAAATTAGAGAAGGCGAAGGCCGTAACGATGCAATGTTTAACTGTGCTGTATTGTGTAAAAAAATAAATCCAGATAAAGACTTCTGGCCAGAAACATTTAGAGATCTTAACAAAAAGATTGGTGAGCCCCCTTTAGACCCAAGAGAATTAAATGTGTTAATTAATCAACACACTAAAAATGATTATAACTACAGATGTAATTCATCTATTGCGAAAATGCATTGTGATGCAAAAAGGTGTGTTACTAAAAAATTTGGTATTAATCCAAATGAAGCTATGCCAGAAGTTGGTAAATTAATTAAATACAATGTCTACCCTGAACCTTATTGGGTACTTCCAGTAAATGGTATTAATGTAAAATTAGATAATAAAGAATTATACTCACAAAGATTGTTCGCTGAGAAACTACAAGTTGCAGATATTGTTTGGAGGACATTAAAACCTTCAAGGCAAAACCCAGACCCATGGTCAGACTTTAAAGAAGACTTACTAAAAAATAAAATAGATATGGAAGGCTATGATGCGGTGGCTGATAAAGACGATATGTTTAATTCTAAAATGGTACAGTTTTTTGAAGACTGTGAGGTGCATGATGAGTTTGATCAAATTGAAAATGGTTACATATGGTTAGATAATCCAGATGCTGCAAAAGCTACTGAATTACGATTTAAGCTACAAACATTTCAAAGATTTATGAAAAAAATGGGTAATAATTGGAATAATAGGGAATGTGTTAACTTCTTACAGGTCGGAGGGGCGAAGCCTAAAAAAGATTATGGTAAAATACAATCTAGGCATTGGACATGCCCTATGCCTAAATTACCAGAATACAAGAAAAAAGAGGTTAAGCATGAAAAAGCAAAAGCTCCATGGCAAGACCATTAAGATCTTTGGTCCACCAGGAACAGGTAAAACACACCAGTTATTAGAAAGAGTTAAGTGGTTCATTAAAAGTGGAGTACATCCATCACAAATAGCTTATTTTAGTTTTACTAATAAGGCAGTGGATGAAACTATTATGAGGCTTAAACTCGCCCTACCTGATTATACGGAAGAGGACTTCCCATACTTTTCTACTATCCATAGCTTTGCAAGAAGACAATTTGCACAAATACCGGTGTTGGATCCTAACGACGACATGTTACAGTTTCACTCTGATTACGGAACCATTAAGATTAATGCAGCTAGAGGGTTTGAAGATCAAAAGGTATTTAACAATTGGTCATTACAAATCTACGACCGAGCACGGAACACGAAACAGGATCCAGTGCATTTGTATAAACAGCAGGATCGTAAAGAAGTAAGGTTAGCACAATTTCAATCTATCATTACCGCTTATGAAAATTTTAAAACATTTGAAGTTGAACCAGGTATAAGAGAAAGAGACAGATTAGATTTTACAGATATGATTGAGAAGTTTATTCAGGAAGGAAACTGCCCTGATCTTAAAGTTCTTATGGTAGATGAATCTCAAGATCTTACCCCGTTACAGTGGGATCTTGTAATTAAATTAGCTGGAAGTTCTAGAAAAGTTTATCTTGCAGGGGATGATGACCAGGCCATTTATGAATGGAATGGTGCAGATGCAGATTTTTTTATACACTTCCCAGGCAAAGTAAAAGTGTTAAAACAATCTAGAAGAATACCTGGTAAAGTACATTATTTTTCAAAATTACTCATGCTGCCAGCTGAAGGATTTAGACAAGAGAAAGAATTTAACGCAAGAAACTCTGAAGGATCCATTACAACTTATACATCCTTAAAGCATATTGATTTCAATTTAGATGAAAGTTGGATGATATTATCCAGAATTAGAAAAGTAAAAGAAGAAGTAGAACAAGATCTTTATGATATGGGTGTTTACTTTCAAGACGTTCAAGGACGTAAATCATTTAAGATAGAGCAATGGCAAGCCATTAAAGCTTGGAAGCACCTGATGGATGGTGGATCCATAACCAGAGAGGAAGCTTGCATTATGTATCACTATATACAGAACATTGACCACGGCTACCGATCCGCTGATAGTCAAAAATGGAATTTTGCACATCCTAATCAACCTTTTAATTATGATGAGCTGCAGTTAAGAGCAGGACTACAAGAACCAAAAGGTCACTGGACAGATGCATTTAAAATTAGATTTAAGGATAAAGAGAAAGATTATTTAATACGATTAATGAATAACGGAATAGATTTAAACGAATCATCTAAAATTATTGTAGATACTATTCACGCTGTAAAAGGTGGGGAAGCAGATAATGTAGTGATGTTAGCTAAATCAAATTGGCCTTCACACTACGAAAAAAAGAATTTACAGGAGAAAATTAAAGAGCTTAGAGTTTGGTATACTGGTGTTACACGTACAAAAAAAGCTTTACATTTAGTTAATACTGATCATAAATACCATTTTCCACTAGGGAAATTTTATAATAATTATAAGGCAAACTATGAGCTCAAAATCAGAACTGGAGAAAGTGTTCCCTTCTAATAGACAAGAAGGCGGTGATCACTACAGTAAGCATAAAATACAACCCTATACATTTATAACAGAAAACAATTTATCGTTTTTTCAAGGAAACGTAATTAAATATGTTGTGAGGTATAAAGACAAGAACGGAATAGAAGATCTTAGAAAAATAATTCATTACTGTGAATTAGAAATTGAACAGCTTAGAAAATAAAGATGGAAGCTAATAAACCTATAGAAGTACATCTTAATTTTT